GAATTATCTATGGAATCTTCAGATGATTATGATTTGGACGGATTAGAAGAGGATGATGATTATGATTTGGACGGATTAGAAGAGGATGATGATATGTACGAATTTGAAGATGATGATATGGATAGTTTTAACGAAAATGATGAAATGGATGGATTAGATGATGATGAGTTTGAAATCCAAGAGGAAGATGAAATGGATGGATTAGATGATGATGAGTTTGAAATCCAAGAGGAAGATGAAATGGATGATGATGAATTAGATTTAGAATCGGTTATTAGAGAACTCGAACAGAGTGATGATGATTATTCTGATTCAATGGATGAAAGTGATGAGTTTGAAGATGATGAAATTGATTTAGATGAAATTTTGCGTGAAATGGATGATGTTGATGATGTTGAATTTGATACTGAATTGGATGAAATTCTACGCGAAATGGGGTACGGCGATACCGAAGAGACTGATTATGATGTGGATGCGAATGAGCAGTTACAACATGAACTCGATGAAGCATACGGCACCATTAAGTCATTACGCAAAACAATCAATGAAGTTAATTTACTTAACGCTAAATTACTTTATGCTAATCGATTGTTCAGGAATTACAACTTGAATAATGAGCAAAAAGTTAAGGTTGTTGAAAATTTAGATAGGACAACTTCAGTTAGGGAAGTTAAATTGGTTTACGCCACACTTGCTGAATCTATGAAATTCTCGGGTACGGGGAAAAGAGGTATTGATAAACGTGCAATGGTCGAAGGACTTGCATCGAGAGCAGTAGCATCTACCGCACCAAAACGAGAAATTATTAGCGAATCTAATCAATTAGCTAATCGATTCAAGAAATTAGCAGGTATAATTTAAAAAACAAAAAAATAATAAAATGGCAAATTTTAGTTTAAACAAATTAATGGAGGCCAAAAATCCACAACAGGTGATGCTCGAACAGACAAGAGGGCTTCGTACCAAGTGGGACCGTACTGGCCTGTTAGAAGGACTGCGTGAGAGAGACCAACATTCCATGGCAGTTCTTCTTGAAAATCAAGCAAAACAATTGTTGGATGAAGCAACGCAAACTGGTACTTCAGCTGGGTCTGAAGAATGGAGTGGTGTTGCATTGCCGCTGGTTCGCCGAATTTTTGGTGAGATTGCATCCAAAGAGTTTGTCAGTGTACAGCCGATGAACTTACCATCTGGTCTTATTTTCTACCTAGATTTTAAATATGGGTCTGCGCAGGGTGGTGAAGGTCAGTTTGCTGGAAAATCTCTTTTCGGTGGCACCAACGTTACTGGTTCTGCTGCTAATTTTGGTAGAACAAATGCGGCGGTTAATGGTCTGTATGGGGAAGGTCGGTATGGATATTCCGTAAACGATGCTACATCAACATCATTAACAACCACGGCTGCATCCGCATCATGGGCAGATTTGGGATTTGACAGTGCACTTTCCGCATCTGCCGCTGCTGGTAAAATTGTAAAATTAACAGTTTCGAAGGCGGGTGGTGCAAACCAATTACCGGTGACAACTGATGCGGAATCGGTTCGTTCTTTCAACGTCAGTGCAATTGGTACTGGTACTTTGAATTCAAATGTTAATCAATACAATTATGTATCGGGTAATAATGTAGTTCTTTTTGTATCTGCATCTGCGGGTGCTAATCCAACCACATCAACTGTAATTTACTCTGAACAACCCGTTGCATACGACCGTGGTGATTTTGAAGACCAAACTGCAAATAGTGCAGGTAATGCGGTAACAGCACTTGATATTCCTGAAATTGATTTGGAATTGAAATCCGAGGCTATTGTTGCTAAAACTAGAAAGTTGAAAGCAGTATGGACTCCTGAATTGGCACAAGACCTTAATGCGTATCATTCAATTGATGCTGAAGCTGAATTAACATCTATGTTATCTGATTATATTTCACTTGAAATAGATTTGGAAATACTTGATATGTTAAAAGCTAATGCATTGACTATTGATTACTGGTCAGCAACTATTGGTGAAGAATATTTGAATAATGGTCAAACTGGACAGTCTGCATGGGGGTCTTCAGTTCCATCTGGTGCAAATACATATTATACCAAAAACACATGGTATCAAACATTAGGTGTTAAGATTAATAAAGTATCTAATAAGATACATCAATTGACACTTAGAGGTGGTGCGAACTTCTTAGTAGCATCCCCGGATGTATGTACTATTTTGGAATCTATTCCCGGATTTTCTGTAAATGCGGATAAAGATGCATTACAGTTTGCTGCCGGAGTAACTGCGGTTGGTTCCATGAGTAACAGATATACCGTTTACAAAAACCCATACATGACTTCTAATGAGATATTGATGGGATTCCGTGGTTCTAACTTCTTGGAAACTGGTGCGGTTTATGCACCATACGTACCACTTATTATGACACCTTTGGTATACGATGCACAGAATTTCACACCAAGACGGGGTGTGATGACTCGATATGCCAAGAAAATGGTCAGACCGGAGTTTTATGGGAAAATTTTGGTTAAAGATTTGGCCAATATTTAATCCCAATTAAATCTAAATGAGGATTTGTACTGAATGGGGAAGGAGAAATCCTTCCCCTTTTTTAATTAACTACTTTAATATTTAGTTATATTTATATAATATAAAACATTAATCGAAATGGCATTGGAAACTTTAATATATCCCGGTTCATCATCTTTTTATCCGGGACAAACACCGTTTGGAACATACGATAGTGAGAATGAATTTCAGAGTGATGCACCGAAGGTTGCATTGTGGTGTGCCCGGAGGTTAGGTTACCCAATTCAAAATGTAGAATTAGTTGATGAAAACTTTTATGCGTGTTTTGAGGAGGCAATATCGGAATATGGTGCGCAGGTAAATCAGTTTAACATTAGAAATAACTTAGATACCGTAAAGGGTAATCCAATAGGAACTAACTATTCACAAAAGTTGGTTCAGGGTTCTAATTTACCATTTTTAATAAGTATATCGAATGCGTATGGTACACTATCTGGAGCAGGTGGTAACACGGATATAAAACGTGGATATGTTGATTTGGTTGCTGGTAAACAAACATATGATTTGGATATGTTATGGGCAGATGTCAGTGAGAGTAGTAAACGGATAGAAGTTACAAAAGTTTATTTCGAGCCAACTCCCGCTATTAGTAGATTTTTTGACCCGTATTCGGTGAGTGGGCAGGGTACATTAAATCTTATAGATGAATTTGGATTTGGTTCGTTTTCACCTGCTGCACAATTTGTATTAATGCCGATATATGAAGATTTACTTCGTATACAAGCCATTGAATTTAATGATTATTTCCGTAAATCTGCACATACTTTTAATATAGTAAATAATAAATTACAAATATTCCCAATACCAACATCTAGAAATATAGGAATTACACCTAAAATGTATTTTGAATACTTTGTTAAAGATGAGTTTGTTGCAAACTCTACGGATGTAACGGCAGATGTTATATCGGATTATTCAAATATAGGATACGATTTTATACCATATGCAAATATAAATGATGTTGGAAAACAATGGGTTCGTAAATATACACTTGCGTTGACAAAAGAGTTATTAGGTGCAATTAGAGAGAAATATTCATCAATACCAATACCCGGGTCGGAAATATCACTTGATGGTGCAGCACTTCGAGCGGAAGCTACCACTGAAAAAGAAGTACTAATGACGCAACTTAGAGAAACATTAGAAGAGTTAAGCAGAAAAGTTCAGTTTGAAAATAGAAATAATGAAGCAAATCAACATCAAGAAATGTTAAGAAAGGTTCCGTTAGCAATTTATATAGGATAATGTAAAATAATATGGCACGTTTTAGTTTAGATAGAGATATTAAATTCTTTGAAGGTATATCCAGAGAATTGGTTGATGTGGTAATTGAAACTGCTGTAGTATTATATAAACTTATTATAGATGATATTAAGACAAATTTATATGGGGAATCTTTAAATAAAAGCTATTATCAAGGTGTTGAGTGTACTGCTATAATAGATAGACAGGATACTAATGCGAATTATGAAGGGTTTGGTGCAGACACATCACAGACTGTGGAATTTAGATTTAACCGATTTCAATTAGAAGAAAAGGGTTACTATCCTGAAATTGGAGATATAATTTATCACAATGATGCTTATTTTGAAATAGATAATGTAACTGAAGACCAACTGATTGGTGGTAGACCATCTGAAAAGTTTTCTATTATTTGTTCTACATTTATGACACGTCGTACTACTATACAAACAGATAAAAGAGTAATATGATTTAATTAAAACATCTAATGGATAAAAAAGAAACAAATAGAGCGAAACATATACCAATAGGGCAAAAATATCTAAAAGGTGTAAAGTTAATAGATGTTGACACGACTATTGCGGAATATATGGAAAACACTGTCATCCCCAAGTTGGATGAACGGGGTAATGACTTGAAAGTGCCACTGATATACGGTAATGCCGAGAGATGGGAGGGTGCTAGAAAACAGGGATATCTTAGAGACCAACGTGGTCGGTTACAAATACCCCTTATCATGTTCAAACGGAATAGTGTGGAAAAGGATACTAATTTACAGTATTTTAGAGAGGAGAACATGATGCAACTTTACCGGAAATATTCCAGTAAAAATAGATATGAAAAATTTTCAATACAGAACGGTGTAAATCCAGTAATAGAGATGTATAGTGTAGTTGTACCATCATATGTTACCATTACATATGAGGTAATGATTTGGACATCATTTACAGAACATATGAACAAAATAGTAGAAGCATTTCAATATGCTAGTAATAAATATTGGGGTAATGACAATGGTTTTAGGTTTAGAACTATAATAGAATCATTCGATAATCAACAAGAATTAAGTGAAGGTTCGGAACGTATCATACGAACTACATTTAATATGGTAGTAAACGCATATTTATTACCAGAACGGTATAATGAAAAACCAATCATAAGTAAAACAAGGACTGCTAAACGAGTTGTTTGGGGGGTTGAAACTGAATATATAGAACCCAATAATATAACATCTGCCACATACAACATATATGCACAGATGCTTGACTTTTTAGCAATTAATAATTCACAAGTTGCCACTTTTATAAATTCATCTACTGTTAAAATAGTAAATGTAAAAAAACCATTATTACCGTCGGAATTAGTTGGTTCATTTGATATTTTGAATTGGTTTAGGGTGTACATTAATAATCAATTTATATCAAATTATAAGTATACATACCTATATAATGAAACACTTAATGAGATATCATTCAATTTTGATGAATCTGTTGTAATTCAATCAAGCGATTCGGTAATAATAACTGGAAAATTTGAGAATTTTT